TTGTAAATAAATAAATAAATAGGAGAAAACAAATGCAATTCTACAAGGTGAACAAATCAGCAGCGCCCGAGCAACTACACTCACGAGGCAAAGGAAGTTGGAAACCATTGATGCAGAACATGCGAGAGGGAGAGTGGTTCTTGGTGGAAAAGACCAAACATTCTAATGTACAGGTCGCAGCGCATGCTTATTGCCGAGGGCGCTACAGCCTATACATGCACCCCAGTAAGAAAGATGTGTACGTTTTCAAACTCAACAGAAATGCAGACTAGGAGCAAGTAATGAGTAACAGAACCAAGTTTGGAAAAACTGTAGACGTATCAAAGCCTTACGCCACATTCAAGAATCCAAAGGGATGGGAGTGGCGAGTGCTCAAGACATACCAAGGTGTGAAGAAGGAGCGCGACAACCCATATGCACGATGGTTTGTTGCAGCCAAGTCACCATTGACGTATGATAGCTGGGAGTACGGTGACACCTACGCAAAAGAAGTCGAGCAGTACGGTCACCTGACTTCAGCAACAGATGAATGGTTAAAGGAGTATTTATATGAGTGATTCATACAGCTACGATGCAGACGTGACAGATCCCAATGAGGTAGATCCCATTGAGCGCATGTGTCGAGAGCTAGTGGACTATCGCATCAACGTCATGCCAGTGAGTGAAATGCTAATCATATGTGCAGATCATCTCATGCAGGACTTAGAGAACAGACCACTGTCACAGGTACAGGCGATGCACGATCAGTTGTTCAACAGCTCAGGAGAGATACACTAATGCGCTGTAAGGCATGTAACAAACTGCTTGAGGACTATGAGTCAGTCAGGAAAGACAAGCAGACAGGTGAGTTCCTCGACCTATGTGACGAGTGTTTACACACCAGCAATCAAACACTATTCGACATGACAGAGGAGGAAGATGGTACTATTTTGTACGATGCTGTTGACAACTGAGTCACGCATCTGTATAATACTATAGTGTTAGACAACGAAAATAAACTTACAATTGTAAATTTATAGCTGTCTAGCACTATCATCAATCGGTAACTATAGGAGAAATACATGCCGGTAATTGAAGGTAAAGCAAACTTCGTACACGTTAAGCAAACTGAGGAGTTCCAAGGTAAGGACACAGGACGATTCAGTGTTCTCATGACATTGAGTGATACCGATGCCCAGACTTTTGAGAACATGGGTGTACGTCTCAAACCCTTTGGGGAACCACCTGAGCAGATCATGCAGCGTAAGTTCAATAGTAACTTCCCTGTGAAGCTCATTACGAACGATGGTGTAGACATACGTGCTGTGTCTGACTTCATCGTTGAGCAACAGTCTGAGGATAACTTGGATGAGGAAGCAGCTATTGCAGCAGCGGTGCAGGAGTACGGTCAGTCAGCGGTGGACTTAGCTTTGGCTGATGAAGTACCTAGCGGCAATTTCCGTGTCTCATTTGAGTTTGGTAAGATGCACCCTGTACATGGGGTACCTGTGTACATGAATGGTATTCGTATCCTCCAAGCAGATTCTGCTAGTGTCGATCCAGCACTCTAAGTTTGTACGTCATGAGCCATGCAATGCGTGTGGCTCCTCTGACGCTAAGGCAGTGTACGAAGATGGAGGTAGCTATTGCTTCTCCTGCCATGACTTTAGTACGGGTGGCAGCAATGTCACCTCTACTAAACCAACTGAACTAAGGAGGAAGCTAGACTTGACAGGAGTAGTAGCCGACATCCCTGAGAGAAGTATCACCAAAGCCACCTGTGCTAAGTACGGTGTGACAGTGGAGTACGACTCATCAGGTAAGATAGCGAAGCATATCTACCCTTACTATGCCTGTGATACTGACGAGGTGAAAGGTACCAAGGTCAGGCTGGTGCAGAACAAAGACTTCTTTGCCACTGGCAGCACTGAAGGTGTTGGACTCTTTGGACAGCAGACATGCAGAGGTAGCGGTAAGTTCCTAACAATCACAGAAGGAGAAGTAGACTGTCTGTCAGTAGCAGAGATGTTCGACAGGCGATACGATGTAGTGTCCTTGAGATCAGGTGCCTCATCAGCATCCAAGGAAATCAAGGAGCAGCTAGAGTGGCTCGAAGGGTACGATAACATCGTGCTGTGCTTCGATAACGACAAGGCCGGTAAGCAGGCTGTAGCAGATGTCAAGGATCTGTTCAGTCCCAACAAGCTAAAGATCGTTAGGCTCCCACTCAAGGATGCCAATGAGATGCTACAGGCCAGACGGGTGAAGGAGTTTGTGTCTTCATGGTGGGATGCAAAGGTCTACCAGCCAGATGGTATTGTCTCAGGCAATGACACATGGGATGCCTTGACCAACAAGATCAAGGTCAGTTCAGTTCCATATCCTTGGCAAGGTATGAACACATACACCAAAGGATTTAGGCCATATGAACTGGTGACAATCACAAGTGGCTCTGGCATGGGTAAGTCACAGATAGTCAGAGAGCTAGAGTATTACCTACTAAACGCTACGGAGGACAACATTGGTATCCTAGCTTTAGAGGAAGACGTAGCTCGCACTGCACTAGGCGTGATGTCAGTAGCAGCAGACTGTCCCTTGCACTTGGAGGAAGATCTTGACCCTGAAGTTGCGCTACCATTCTGGGAGCAGACTATGGGCACTGGTCGGTACTATCTGTTTGATCACTGGGGTAGCACAAGCGAAGATAATCTGTTGGCTCGCGTGCGCTACATGGCAAAAGCGTTAGATTGCAAGTGGATTATCCTAGACCACCTATCCATCGTTGTGTCAGCACAGGACAACGCAGATGAGCGCAAAGCTATCGACGCTATCATGACTAAGCTAAGGTCACTGGTGCAGGAGCTAGGCGTAGGTCTCTTCCTTGTGTCACACCTCAAGCGTACCCAAGGCAAGGCACATGAGGACGGTGGGCAGATAAGTTTAAGTGAACTACGTGGATCACAAGCTATTGCTCAGTTGTCCGACATGGTGGTTGGTCTTGAGCGTGACCAGCAGAATGAGAACGAGGAGAGACGCAATACAACCACAGTGCGTATCCTTAAGAATCGTTATGCTGGACTTACTGGTGCATGTTGCTACCTGAAGTACGACAAGATCACAGGCAGGATGCGTGAGGTGCCCAAGCCACAGGAGGATAAGGCTAATGCACTCTGATCTATTCCTAGACATAGAGACCAATGGTCTTGATCCTGACACCATCTGGGTAGCAGTGACTATGCAGGACGGTGAAGCTCAGGCTCACTATGACAAGGACAGTCTCTCACAGGCGCTACAGGGCGACTTCCCAGTGGTAGGTCACAACCTCATAGGCTTTGACTTGCCGGTGCTAGAGAATCTCTGGGGTATCACAGTGGACAAGCGTAGGGTGGTGGATACCTTGGTACTATCAAGGCTTGCTAACCCACAGCGTGAGGGTGGACACAAGCTAGCTAACTTTGGTGGCAAGGGAGACCATGATGATTGGTCATGCCTATCTAATGAGATGGTTGAGTATTGTATCCAAGATGTCCGTGTGACAGCTCAGGCATATCACAAGCTCAAGCTAGAGCTACGTAAGTTTAGCCAAGAGTCTATTGACCTTGAGCATGAGGTGCAGTGGATTGTGCAGGAGCAGATAGCTAACGGCTGGCTCTTGGACATGAGACACTCCGCTGACTTACTGGCTACCCTGAAGGAACGTAAGCTGGCTGTGGAAGATGAAGTGCATGAGGTATTCAAACCTAAGTGGGTGGACGTTAGACAGGTGGTGCCTAAGACCAAGAAGGACGGCAGTCTATCTAAGGTAGGACTCACTGACGATGAGTACCATCGTGTGATGGACACTGGTGACAGGTCTCCCTTCATGCGTAAGATGCTCAAGCCATTTAACCTTGGGTCTCGTCAGCAGATAGGCGAGTACCTAGTAGACTTTGGATGGAAACCTAAGAAGCTGACACCTACAGGTCAGCCAATGGTAGATGAGTCAGTCCTGTCTACAGTGAAGGACATACCTCAAGCGGCTATGATCGCTGAGTATCTGATGTTACAGAAGCGTGTTGCTCAAGTGCAGTCATGGGTAGATGAAGCTAACCCAGACACAGACAGAGTGCATGGATATGTAAACACTAATGGTGCTGTCACCGGTAGGATGACACACTCTAAACCTAACCTAGCCCAAGTTCCGGCAGGCTACTCACCGTATGGCAAGGAATGCCGACAGTGTTGGATTGCAAGGGATGGATACAAACTTGTAGGGTTTGACGCTAGTGGCTTAGAGCTACGCATGTTGGCCCACTACATGAACGATGAGGACTACACCAATGAAATCCTTACAGGAGACATACACACTGCTAACCAGCAGCTTGCGGGACTTGAATCAAGAGATCAGGCTAAAACTTTCATCTACGCACTGCTGTACGGAGCAGGAGATGCGAAACTTGGTACGGTGGCAGGAGGAGGCGCAAGTGCTGGTAAGCTGCTTAGAGAACGATTTATGTCTAATCTCCCAGCATATGCAGATCTTAAAGGACGAGTTGCAAAA